GATGAAATTGTTAAAACAGCAAGAGATGATGGTGTTGATGAGGTTCAAGTAATGATTCCTGGGGAAATCGGCGCAGGCCGCTCTTGGTCACAGCACGTTATCCGCGTTCTATCTGAGAATGGTATTCCTGCAAGGCTCGTCCAAGTGTCGGGGCATAAAGGAAAGATTTCAAGATTTCTTCCATTCTCTAGCATGTCGGAAGTAGGTAATGTTAAGGTTGTTAGAGGTGACTGGAATGATTGGTTTTATAATGAGTTAGAATCCTTTGACGGGGGTAGAAAAGGCCATGACGATGCTGTTGACGCATGTGCTGACGCTTTCAGCACACTTGCTAAAACATCTGTGTTGCCAATGTTTATTCTCCCCTCCATGACAAAGGAGTCCCCTCTCGTCCATTAACAACATAACACACAATTCATCATTATTCAATTATATTTTCACTTACTACTTGCAATTTGGTGAAAAGTGTGTTATAATATTATGTATAAAGAAAATGAAATCATTTAATAATAAATAGGAGGCTTCTTGGCAAAGACAACTAAACAAGATGCTACGCTAAACGCATCTCTGCTAACGCCAGATGCAGAAGCCCCTGCCTCTCCTCGTATTGCTCTAGGGGAACAAGGTTATCCGGGATTGCGCGTAGCGCTAGGTAACATTACAGAAGAAGCAAATAGAAAACTTAGAATGCCTTATCTCGTAAGAGAAATTAACGAGATGAAGAAAGACTCAGCAGTTGCTGCTGCATTGTCATTTTATAAGACAATGTTAGGACGAGTCAAATGGAATGTTAAAGCCCCCGTGGGGGCAGATGATACACTTATTGAACGTACAGCATTTGTTCGATCATGTATGAATGACATGGAACATAGTTGGTTTGATTTCATCTCTAGCATGATGTCTGTTATTGACTATGGCTGGTGCGTCAATGAGAAAGTATATAAGCGTCGTACTAAGAAAACATCAAAATATAATGATGGCTTAGTTGGCTGGAAAGCATTGCCTGTACGTGCACAATCATCTTGGTACAAATGGCGATTCACAGATGATGGCCGTTACCTTACTCATTTTGTTCAAGACTTGAATGCTCTTAATCAGAGCGGACAGTATAACACATTGATGGGCAAGTATGGGGCCTTCGTAGAGATTCCTCGTGAAAAATTTATGTTGTTTCGCACAAGTCCTGAGAATGGAAACATTGAGGGAGCACCAGCACTAAAGAGTGCATGGGTTGCTTGGCGATATAAGAAAGAAATTGAAACACAAGAGATGATTGGTATTGGGCGAGACTTAGGTGGCTTGCTGAATATTGAGATTCCTGCGGCATACATGTCTCCTGACGCATCTCCTGCACACAAGGCAGTTTATGAAGACTATAAGAAAGCTGTTCGTAATGTTGCTGTTGGTGAGCAGTCTGGAATTATCACCCCTTCGGATGTGGATGAGACAACCAAGGCCAAACTATTTAAAGTTGATCTGCTCACGTCCCAAGGTGGTAAGAGCTACGACACTAGCACTATTATTCAGCGCTACACTAGCAATATCCTTGTTTGTCTCTTTGCTGACTTGCTTCAGCTTGGCAATAATTCTACTGGCAGTTTTGCTCTAGCAGGAAGCAAGGAAAACATTGTTACCTATGCGCTAGACTTTAGGCTTAGAGAAATTAAGAATGTGCTAGATAATGATCTTATCAAGCAGACATTTGAAATGAATCAGTGGGACACTTCTGTGTTGCCTGAGTTTGTTTATGAGCCTTTGGATAGTGTAGATATTGAAAGTTTAGGCAAGTTTATCCAACAAACAATGGCCGTAGGCGCACTAGAAGCGAATCGTGAAGTCCTTAACATTGTTAGAACCACTATTGGAGCTACAGCATTTCCTGACGATAAAGAACCAATGTTGGAGTATATGAATAAGCCAACGTCAAGGGCCGGTGATGGATATGCGACGGATACTGGTGGTTTAAATGGAACATCTGATTCTGCTCCAACAAAAGATAATACTGCTTCAAACAAAGCAAATAAATAAGGAGGAACATGGCTGAAGTTTATTGGATTCACTTACCAGAACACACAAACATGTTCTCTCAAGGATATATAGGAGTTAGCAATAGGAACGCGAAAATTAGGTACAATGAACACTTAAACCTTGCAAGACTAGGGCATACGAGTACGCTTTATAATGCTATGAGAAAATACGCAGACACGGTGTCTTTGAGTGTTGTCTGCGTGTGTGTAGAAGAGTACGCTTATTATCTAGAAGAGAAGGTTCGCCCAATTAAGCATACCGGCTGGAACATACAAAAAGGTGGATTTGCACCTCCTAGCCAAACTGGTAAGAAACGAGTTGCGCGTCGTAGAATAAAGGGCACTCCAGCACATAGACTTTCTGTTTCAAAAAGAATGAAAGAAATGTGGGCAGGAAGAACAAAAGAAGAAAGAATTAGTGCAACTTCCCACTTAGCAAAATATGCGGGAACACCAGATAATATTGCAAAAATATTAGCTTCTAAAAAGGGGTATAAAGTAACAGAAGATACTCGTAAGCATATGTGTGCTGCACAGAAGTTACGTGCAGCTAGAGATAGGGAAGATGTTCTTCGTGTAATTAGTATCGCTAAACAAATGTCTAATAATACTCCTTGGCTAGTATCAGACGCAAGAAAAGACGTTTGGTCAGAAGCAAATGAAATATATAATATTTACTCAAATTGCCCTCACCCAATAAAAGCGCAAGTAGCAAAAGAACATGGAATATTTCGCGCCATTGAATTGTCCGCTTTATGGAGAAACTTTGTTGATGGGTGGGTTCCGGCAGAAGATGTGCTATGGCAGGATTGGAAAAACTCATATAAGCTCCCTGCCAAGATTACAAGGGAAGATTCACCAAAACGAAAGTCTAAATGGGAACACCCCAATGCCAATGTAGAGGTGTGGGCAAAAGCGGATATTCTATTTGAAGTGTTTTCAGCAAAAAGTAGGTGTGGAACAAGGGCTTTATCAGGTGATTTTAATGGGTTAACAAGGAACTCTTTCGACTCTATTCTAGATTCTTTTAAGAGTGGTTGGAACCCACTAATAGATAATAAATGGGCAGAATGGAAAGCCTCAATCAAATGGAGTGAAAATGCTTAAACAACTGCTTAGATTTTCTTCACAAGTATTTAACCAACCTCAATTAATTACTGCTGAAGAATTCTCCCCCATTGTTGATTATCTCTCCAAACGAAATCTTGGAGAGATTTCTATGATGGAGGATAACGAGGGTGACTATCCAGATAAAGAAAACGAGATTGAAATTACTAACGGTGTAGCCTTCATTAAGATCGAGGGTGCGCTAAGTTACAAACCGGTAAAGATGATGTGCTCTCCAGAAGGCACAAGTTATGTTGGTCTTGTGGAGCAAGTTACTGAAGCAATCTCCGCAGGAGCAGACACAATCGTGTTTGAACACAGTTCCGGGGGTGGTCAGGCATTGGGCTGCTTCCTCATGGCTAATGAGGTGCGAATGCTAATGGACGAAGCAGGAGTTAAGTCATATAGCTACATTGACGAAGGAAGTTATTCGGCGAGTTACGCTTGGGCATGTATCTCTGACGAAGTGATTATCTCTCCAGAGGCATCCTGCGGCAGTATCGGATGTATTTGTGCAATGATCGACAACTCTGAGGCAATGGCTAAAGAAGGCTATCGTAGAGTTGTTATTTCAAGCACACCGGGCAAGTCTCCATATAATGAGGATGGCGGCTTCTCTGAGCAATTCCTTGCAAAGATGCAGGAAGATGTTACACGACTTGGCAATACTTTTGCGGAGCATGTAGCAAAATATACCGGTTTGCCGGTTGACGATATTCTTGCAATGGATGCTCAAACATTCTATGCAGAGAAGGCTCTTGAAATTGGATTAGTTAATTCAATCATGACACCAAGGGAGTTTATGAATTATTTGATGACGAAGGGAAGTAACTATGCTTAAGGCTGTAATGAAAGCGCTTGGCGCAGATACGGAGCAGGTTGCTCCTGTTGAAGCAAATCAAGATTTGACTAATTTGAATATCAATGAGCAACTTACTGTTGCCTTGGATGAGATTGTTGCTAAAGACAATATGCTTGGTGAATTCACTGCTAAGTTTGACACTATGGCAAAAGAAATCGAAGGCTACAAGGAGCAACTTGCTAATTTGCAATCTTATGCAGATGAGGCGCAAGCCAAGGCATTGGCTGCTGCTGAAGAATTGAAGGCTAAGGAACTTAGCGATAAACGTGAGCAACTAGCCGATGTAATCGGCAAGGATAATCCCGGCTTCGATGTTACCTTTGCTGCGTTGCAATCGTTGAATGCGGAAGCATTCGGAGTTGTGCTTAGTGGCTTTAAGGCTTCATTTGAGACTGAAGCAAAGGGTGCCATGTTTAATGAAGTAGGCATTAGTGGCGAAGCAGAAGTTAAGGCAGAAGAAGAATCTGAAACTGCACGTATCATCAAACAAACTTACAATAAATAAGAAAAGGAATTACAAATGACTGTTATTGCTACTCGTGGCGACATTTTTAGCGCAGTTTTCCAGGACGAATACGATCCTTCTAGCTCGATTACTCGTGACGTTGTTACCGTAAATCTAGCCGCAGGCGCTACGCTTGTCCAAGGAACTGTCTTGGCAAAAGTCACTGCCACTGGCAAGTACATTGTTCAAGACTCAACTCTTGGTGCTGGCGCTGGCCTTGAGGCCGCAGGCGTTCTTATTGGTGCTGACGAACTTACTTCAAGTGTTGTTTGTGCGACTACGACAGATACTAAAGTTTTGATGTTGGCAAGGGGGCCAGCAAAAATTGTCGCTGGAAAACTTGTCTATGGTGCTGGTACGACTACTGCTGCTCATAAACTTGCTGTCCAGAACACCCTTGCTGACAAGGGCATCGTCCAAGTTGCTGCGCTTTAATATAAAATAAGATAAGGAAATATAACAAATGATTATCCGTAAATTTGGTAGTAGCTTTGAGGTAGCCGACTACACTGGTGAAGTGTTGATGATTCCGAACCAGT